GCAAATAGTCCCTGATGAGATTTGTGTAGCTATTATGCCAACAAAGTCTGTTTCTGCGGCAACGATGGGGGTTGGAAAAAAAAACGGAGGTAAGCACTGGACCACCTCTGAGGTGACTGCGCGGGCGGAAGCGGCCGAAAAACTCAAACGGACAACACAGTCCATGCTGACGCCGCCTGTTTGGTTGAATAAACAGGCGCTTGGTGTTTGGCGCGCAAAGATCGAGCAGGTCAATGGACTGAAAGCGGCGAATGAGTTGTTGGATGTGCTGGATACGGAAATGCTGGCCGTGTATTGTGATGCCACAGTGCGCTATCAGGATTGTGCGAATATCATAAAGAAAACCCCTGACGACATCAAGGAGTTGCAGGCATGGAGTCGGATACTGAAGGACTACGCGGAGAAGTTGGGGTTTACGCCGAGCGCGCGGGCGCGGTTGGTGAAGCGGATCGCCGAGAAACCGCAGGATGGTTTCGGGAGTAAATTCGACTAATGGAAAATCTGCATTTCACGATGCGGTATGCGGTCGAGTGTATGGAGGGCGTGCGCGGGGTGGGACGCATGGAGATGCTGGCGTGTTTACGGCACCTGAAGGACCTGGCGCGGGCTGGTCAATTGCCCACGGCCGTGGCCAAACGCCTCAAGAAAGCCGGGCACGTCGTCCCGAAGAAAGAACCGGGTTTTGATTGGCGTTTCGATTCAGCCCAGGCGGATTTCGTAGCGGTCGAGTGGTTCGCAAGTTTGGTGCATGTTGAGGGGCGCCCCAGCGTGGTGGGTAAGCCGATCCGGTTGGTGGATTCGCATCGCTGGGAAATCTCGATGATCTTTGGGTGGGTCTCGAAAACGGAAAAAATACAACGCACAAACGGCAGGCTGGTGGGCGTCCGCCGCTTTAAGAAAGCTTTCGTAACCGAAGCTCGCAAGAACAGTAAGACCACGCGCGGGGCCGCGATCGGTCTCTATTGTATGACCGGTGATATGGAAGCGTCGCCGGAGGTATATTGCACGGCCGTGGATCGAATGCAGGCGCGCAAACTCTATATGGCGGCCAAAGATATGGCGAAGGCCAGCCGAAATGTATCGGAGCGGCTGAAGATCGGAAAGTTTGAAATCAATCACCGCGCGCGCGGCGGGATCATGTGTGCATTTTCCGGGGAGATCAAAAATAAAGATTCATTCAATCCCTCCTGTGCGTTTGTGGATGAGTACCATGCCCATGCCACGAGCGAGATGTACAACGTATTGGAGAGCGCCCAGGGACAACGTGCCCAACCACTGATGTACATCATCACCACGGCGGGCAAAGACACAGAGTCACCATGTTATCGGGAGTATGAATATTGCAAGTTGATCCTGGGAGAGCAAGCCAGGAATGACAGGTATTTTGTGATGATCCGTGAGCTTGACGAGAAGGACGATGAGCATGATCCGCAGAATTGGAAAAAGTCCAACGCGTTGATTATGGCGGACCCGATCACGGCGGAGGAGTTTCGCCAGGCGCATGATGCGGCTTTCGATAGCCGCGACCCGGCGAAGATCCGTGAATTTCGTGTAAAGAAACTCAACAAGTGGGTGGAGGGGAACGAGCATAGTTATATGGGGGATTATCTGGTGCCGTTGCCTGGCGATGTAACCTCACGCTGGGATCAGTGTGCGGTATCACGGGATGAGTTCATCGAGTTGACGCGCGGGAAGTTAGCCCTGCATGGTTTGGACCTGGCAAAAAAGATTGACCTGACGGCGTGCGGGAGTGTCTTCCTGTTGGATGATGATCGGGTTGCGGTTTGCGCGATGGGCTTCATCCCCGAAACCGCGGTGCGGAATCACGAGAAGACAGACAAGATTCCGTATGGTGAATGGATCAGGCGCGGCTGGGTGATGCAGACCGAAGGGGATGTGACTGACTATCGGCGGGTGTTGGAATATATCCAGACGTGCGAAAAAGAACGAGGCTGGCGTGTCCACGAAATCCCGTTCGATCCTTACAACGCCACCCACTTCAGCATCGAGCTGGGTGAGATTGGCTATATTTGCGTCGAGGTGGCGCAATGGATGAAGGTCTTGAGCGAACCGACCAAGATGTTCCGCGAGTTGGTGGTCGGTCGGAAATTGGTGCACGATGGTTCGCCGTTGTTGCGCTGGGCGGTTGCCAATGCTCAGGAAATTGTGGATACAAAGGAAAATATTATGATTTCAAAAAAGTACGCCAGTAGCACCAGGCGTGTTGATCCGCTGACCGCCATCCTTACGGCGCTGACCAGGTTGCAGTCGCTGAAAGAAGGTCATGTCAATTTGGATGATATTCTTTCTGATGATTGGGGGATGTAGGCTATGGCGCGCTTGCGAGTCAGGGCTGAGGTGAAGCGGGCATATTATCGAGACGCCGCGCTGGAGTCGTTGGCGTTACGGGCAGATCGTGTGCGTCGTTTGCGAAACGCGCTATTGGCAATGGCGTTGAGTGATGTGCGTTGGATGCTGTGGGTCGAGCAAAACCTGCCAGCACGTCTCGATCAGGTCTATAAAAATTTGGATATGTGGTTAATGTTGGTGGAGGCGGCCGCACGCTGGCGCATCCTGCGATCACATGGATTTTTGGGCAGGCGGTTGATTGGCGAATTGGTGTTTCGGCGGGAGTGGAGTTTCACAGATCGTGGGACGCTTTCGCCAGGGTAACCAATCCTTGGATATGTGTCCTTGACGTTTTCTTGTTTATGGCTATAATTGGCTTGAATTGAATATCTTTGCGCAGTCCGGCGTTTGAGCCGGATGCAGTCGGAATCGATGCGCCCGACGAGTCAACAGACTCGTCGGGCGCTTTTTGTTTGTCAAGGCAATCTTGTTATGCTCAACCTATCCCCCAAATATTTGCTGATCGTCAAACAACCGCGTGGCTTGATTGTGCGCGATACGCCCCGCCCAGAGTCAGAGGGTTCGATCCGTTTGCGCACCGAGCCGGTGGGCAAACAATTACAAGCCTATGATATTCACAACATTGGCGGCGTGTCCTACGCGCGTTTGATTCCGCAAATCCTCACGAAGCCGGAATGGGTGCGCGTACGCGAAGCCGATGGCAGTGTGGAGTATGTTGATGTCATCGAATTGGAAGGCGAAGTAAACAGTTTGGCGGACGCGGTTCGCTACCTGGCAGACACCATTGCGCGCACGTTTTCCAATCGGTAACGGGGTCACATGGATACCGAAAGAGCCATAACGATCATCAATACGCTGGGTCTGCTCCTGCTTGGTTTTTTAGAGTGGAACAATCGTCGCCGTCAAACCGCTTCACAGTCTGACGTAGGCGAAGCGGAAGCGGCGGAAAAAATAACCCATTCTGCCACAACCCTTGTGCAACAGTTGCAAACCGAGTTGACGCTTCTGCGGCCGTTGCCAATACGCATCGCCCAGCTGGAGGCGGAGGTCGAATCGTTGCGGCGCTCGAATGATCGCCTGGTGAAATGGACTGAACGCCTGGTCAATCAAATTGAAACGTCTGGGCTGACACCAGTCCCGTTTCGTTTGGAGCCAGAGAGTGATCGCATGAAGACCCTGCCAACGGAGAAAGCCCGTGCATAACCGCGGCATTTTGATTTCCGGGGCGTTGATTCTGGCGGCGCTTTATATTCTGCTCGACGAAATCGAAATGTTCACCGTCACATTTACGCTGGATGCCCTGCCCAACGCCTTGCGTAGACGCATTGAGGTTTTGTCAGACGGTATGCTGGTCACCGTAACACGCATCAGCAAGAGCAACGATTTACCCGGTTCGTCTGCTTTGTCCGACAAGGAATTCGGCGGGATTGTGATCAATCGCCTACGGGATGCCTTTGGACTGCGTGAGACATGGAGCAGGTCATGAGGAAGCGCTTGCTGAGTTATTGGCGTAGTTTGGATCACTCCGACATCCTGCTCTTCATGGGCGCGGGGTGCATTGTGTATGGCATTAGGTTGATTTACACACCAGCGGCGTGGATTTCTGCTGGCGTGTTGCTGGTGGTATTTGCGTTTTTGATTGCCAAGGATCGAGTCGAACATGCCTCTGTTGCAAAGCCTGGTCAAGAGTAACTCGCCGCAAATTGATAAGCAGAACAGCCCGCGTTATTACGCGGAGTCTGCGCATGGGAGTCTCACGCGAGCTGGCGAAACCGTCTCGGTTATTTCGTCGCAGGGTATCGCCACGGCCTATCGTGCCAAGAACATCATCTCTGACGCGGTGGGGATTATGCCGTTCAAAACATATCGCCGAGAGCATGGCTCGATCTTGAACATAGAGCCTGATTCGGTTACTCGCAACATCCCGTATTTGATGCAGGTTTCGCCAAACTTGTGGGGCTGGACACCATTCCTGCTAAAAAAGGCGGTTACAGAATGGTTGCTGTTTTACGGCAACGCTTATCAATGGCGTCCTCCCAGTTCACCGGCACAGATTTTCGTTTTGCCTGCCAACAAAACCCGCCCAGTTTTTGACCTTGAGGGCAATCTATGGTACGAACATCGCTTTTCAGGAGCGCCAAAACCCTCCTTCATTCCCGGAGTTGAAATCCTGCATACGCTAATCAATCCAGACGAAACCGGCTGGCTCGGTCGCGGCGTTGTGACGTTTGCGCGCGAAACGTTTGGGCGACGCATGGCGGCTAATATCACCCAGTCCAAAATGTTTACCCAGGGCTTTATGCCCGCCATGATCATGCGGGTTGATGGCGAAGTCAATAAAGAGCATCGCGAAAAGATTCGCTCGGCTTACGAAGAGAGCATGAGCGGGACTGACAATGCTTTTCGGTTGGCGATTGTTGATAACAAGATCAAGGAATATACACCGGTTGAGATGCAGACCAAGGATTCGGATTGGCTGGAAAGCATTAGCGCCACCGATGACGACATCGCGCTCTTCTTTGGCATTCCGGGACACATGCTCAACAAAGGTAAAGAAGCTTACAACTCGAACGAGGAAAAGTACGAGGAGTTTGTCTCGATCACGCTTGACCCATACCTGGTGCCGTGGGAGGAGGGGGCGCGTATCCGGTGGCTTTCAAACAATGAGCAGGGGCACACCTATTTCAAGTTCAAGCGCGAGGCGCTTTATCGTATGCGGGCAAAAGATCGGGCCGAGATGAATGCGGTGAAGATTCAAAGCGGCCAAATGACGCCAAATGAAGCGCGCGCTCAGGATGAGTGGAACCCCTACGTCGAAGGCGATCAATATTGGATGGCGAGCAATATCCAGCCGGTGCGCGCCTCGCAACAGGTTGGAAAGGAGTAACTGATGCACTCTTATGTTTTGCAGGCATTTCTCGAACATCCCTGGGCAATCCTGCCGCAAAAGTTGGCCGTGCTGGATGAAATCGTACAACGTCACGTGCAGGGTGAGCGTTTGACTGAAACAGAAATACAGGCGCGCATTCACGGCGCGACGCGTCCGCCAGATCGCAAAGTTGTGAGCGACAAGCACGTTCAACAGGTGGCAATCCTGCCTCTTTTTGGGACGATCTTCCCGCGTGCGAATTTGATGACGGATATGTCAGGCGCGACCAGTGCGGAGCGTTTTGGCGCTCAGTTTTCCGCCCTGGTAGATGACCCTGAAGTTGGCGCCATCATTCTGGATGTCAATAGTCCAGGCGGTCAAATCAATGGAGTTGTCGAGGCATCTGATCGTATTTACGAAGCCCGCGGCACAAAACCTGTTGTCGCAGTTGCCAATCATCTGATGGCATCTGCCGCGTACTGGATTGGATCGGCGTCGGACGAATTGGTCGTGACGCCATCAGCGGAGATTGGGTCGATTGGAGTGCTTGCTGTACATCAAGATATTAGCAAGGCGCTCGAACGGGACGGTATCAAGGTATCGATTATCAAGGAGGGTAAATACAAAGCCGAGGGCAACCCCTTTGAACCTCTGGCGGATGAAGCCCGTGGCGCGCTTCAGACGCGGGTCAAAGAGTCGTATGACGCATTTGTCGAGGCGGTCGCTAGAAATCGCAATGTAAAAGTGGATGATGTCCGTAATGGTTATGGTGAAGGGCGCTTGATAAGCGCTCAACAAGCCCTGCGCATTGGTATGGCAGACCGCATGGAAACTCTCGAACAGACCGTAGCGCGGCTGTTCCAACAGATGGTTGGGGGCGTGCCGGTCAAACGGCGCGGCTTGTCTTCTGAAAGTGTCAATCCAACGCCTGGCACAGAATCCAGCGATCTGCAACAGGCGGCAGAATTGAATCGCGAGGCGCAGAGCCTGCGCGAACGTGTTCACAAAATTTTACAAAAGGAGTAACTATGCTCGACCTGAAAGGTCCCCTGGATGTTATGAACGCGGCAGAAGCGGCTTGGAAGAAACAAGCGGCTGAAATTGCCAACCTATTGTCTCTGGGAACTGATGAAGCGACGCAACAGGCGCTGGCTCTGCAATCAACGCTGGATACATTGCAGGCTGATTATGAGGCGAAGAAAGACATCTACACCCGCCTTGTGCAAGTCAACGCGCCCAGTGATGTTGCCAAGCTTTTCATCCCATCCGATTCTGATACTTCGCAAAAGTCTGCCACTGCCAAGTCAATGTCTCTTGCGGAGTACAACAATCTGCCTCCCAAGGAACGCCTGGCGTTTGCTAAAAGCGGCGGAGAAATCAACTAAGGAGATTGATCCATGAGTGCAAATACATTGACTGGACTTGTGGTTGACGCGCAGATCGCCGCAGATCGTGTCTTGCGCGAGCAACTGGGTTTTATCGGCGCGGTCTATTTGGACCCGGCCGCCGAGATGGTCGCCAAGGACCAGAACATTACTTATCCAATCGTACCCACGATGGCCGCCTCTGATGTTTCACCGGCCGCAACTCCCAGCGAGCCCACCGGCACCACGGTCGGGTATGGTCAGATGACCATTAGCAAGGTGCGCAAGGTGCCGTTTGTGTGGCGCGGCGAAGAGCAGAAATCTGTCAGTAAGCTTTACGCCAACATCAAGCAGGATCAAATCGCCCAGGCGATGCGAACGTTGGTGAATGAAATCGAAACTGACCTGGCGTTGGCTGTCAAAAAAGGCGCCTCGCGTGCTTATGGTTCAGCGGGCACTACTCCATTCGGCACCGCCAACGACCTGTCGGATGTTGGACAGGTGCGCAAACTTTTGGTGGATAACGGAGCCTGGACCGACGATATGCACTTCGTGCTCAATACCGCGGCGGGTGCCAATATTCGCTCCAAGCAGTCATCGCTTTTCAAGGTCAACGAGTCGGGAAGCGAGGAACTTTTACGGGATGGTTCACTGCTAAAACTGGAAGGCTTCAACTTCCACGAATCCGGCATGATCGCCACCCACACCAAAGGCACCGGGACTGCGTATCAACTCAACGGCGCGCACGCGCTCAACGCGACCACGCTGGCTGTTGATACTGGCTCCGGGACCCTTTTGGCAGGCGATATTATCACCCTCGCCAACGGAACCCCGGCAGACGCCAATAAATACGTAGCCAATGCGGATTTAGCGTCCGGAAGTTTTGCAATTGGTAAACCCGGTTTATTGAGCTCGCATGTGGATAACGACGCCCTCACAATCGGCAACAACTATCTGGGCAATTACGCTTTTGAGCGCAACGCCGTGCATTTGCTGACGCGCTTGCCCCAACTGCCGCAGGAAGGCGCGCTGGGCGAGCATGAGGTTATCACCGATCCCTACAGTGGCATCTCGTTCCTCCTGTCAGTGTATCCCGGTTACCACCTGGTGATGACCGAGATTTCCATCGCCTGGGGCTACAAGGTGATCAAAAGCGAAGCGATTGCAACGCTACTCGGCTAAAAGGAGTTTGCATGGCTACCGATACCGTCGTTCTTGTAAAAATGAGCAAGGCTGGCGAGACCATCGAAGTCAATCCGCTGTGCGTGGAAGATCATAAACAGTTGGGTTGGACGATTGTCGAACCTGTCGCGCTCACGGACGAGCCTCCGCCTGCCCCGGAGAAGAAGAAAGTAAAACAGGGATAAACAGGCAGTCCCCTTCCCTGCCTGATGGTTCCGCTCCCTGCGGGTTTGCCTCCCGAACCCGCAGGGAGGTTCCAAAAATTGAGTGATTGATGTCCACGATTTTGACCCCGACCAAAGCCGCGATCTTCCTACGGAGTTCTGCCACAGACACGCTCCTGCTGGAGTTGTTGCCGCTGGTGGATGAGTATTTGTATAACGCCACCGGGCATGACTGGGCGCAAGATGCCACCCTCCACCCAAGCGCCATCACTGCGGCCGGGATGTTGTTGCTGTATTGGTACGACAACCCGACCCTGATCGGGCAGGCGCCGCTGACGCTACGGCAGACGCTGGTGCAACTCGAAGCCGAAGCGCTCAAGTTTCGGCAGTATGGGTTTTTAGGACGGGTTGGTGCGGGCGGCATTGCCATCGTTGGACTACAGCAGGGTGATCAGGTTATCCGCCTGATCGGGACGTATGGCGTGAGTGGTTCGCAAGCCGCACAGTTTGAGTCCACCGTCAGCCAGGACGATCAACTGCAACAAACCGGTGTGGGTGATTTGTCTGCCAACCAATATGTGGTCGTCGTAAAGCATCCCGCCGCGGACGTGCGGTCGTGAGTGTTTCTGTGGCAACAATTAGGAGCGTGATATATGGAATTGAAACGTATCTATCACCAGGGTGACCTGGAACGGTATATACAGGAAAAAAAGTTGGCGTTGGAGAATGCCAAGGCGCAGGCATTGACCCTGAACGTGTCAGAAGAACTGACGAATGAGATCGCCAAGCGCATCGTGGACGAGAAGGCGGCCATCCAGCCGCCGCGCATTGAGCGATTGTTATTGGCTCACACCGGCACAAATCCTGCGCAACATTTCAGCCTGGATCTGGCGATCACCCTGTTGACCTGTGGGTTGATGGAGATCGAGGGGCATCAGCTGACCCTGCACGTCGAACACAACGGCGCGGCGGTGGCTTTGCAGTATCGTATCCAACGCGAGCCGGGACGCTATTGCCTGCATTGTGACGCGAAGCTGGAGGGTGATGAGGGTGGGCAGATGGCGCGCCTGCATGTGGCCCAGAAGCACGCCAATACACCAAGTCCTGACCCGGTTGTACCGGCAGGGTATATCTGGCTGAAACATTATGAATGCGTGCTGGCAGACGACCAACATGCCAAATTCAGGCACCAGCCTGGCAGGGTGTACAGGTACCCGGTGGAGGTGCGCAATGGCTAATCTGGTATTCAACATCGCCTTGGGCCGCGTGGCGGAATTGTATAACCGGGTTGACAGCAATGACCCGGCCAATTCAGCCATCATTATTGCTTTGTTGGCGTCTTCGGGCATTGAGTCGGATGCAACGCTCAAGGATAAGGACACGTTCAGCGACCTGGTGTCTGGCACAACCAATGAAGCCACAAATACCGGGTATGCGCGCAAGACGTTGACCGATGCAGATATTGTGGCATTCGCGCCGGATGATGCAAATGACCGCGTGGATTTGGATATGCCAGACCAGACGTGGACCGGCGTAGCCAATGACGGCACCGGAGCCATCAGTGATTTCACAACGAATTTCGATAACGACACGACCAGCGGGACGGACGCGAACATTGTGCCGATGACCCTGCATGATTTCGCGGTGACACCGGACGGCAGTGACATCACAGCGCAGATCGCAACGGCTGGTTTCTATCGGGCGTCGTAACGATGAATCACAAGTTGTGGCGCGGCATTGCGTTTGGGCTGTTGTTTTCGATGCCTGTGTGGATTGTTATTCTGGCTGTGTGTTTGGCGGTGTTGAAGTGGCGACCGTAACAGCGCGACTTGGTGAATGGGTCAACGGCTTGATACGCGTCGAGGTGGATTATGACGACGTGACGTTTGCCGTAGTCGTGGCGCGCGCAATCAATAACGCGCCGCAACGTTGCCGATTTTCAGCCTGGCGGACGGAGACCCCAAACCAGGTGGTTGGCTTGCTGGTGAATGCCGGGCAGACACGGACAGGCAAACCCAATGGGTCGGTAGCGTACCGCCCCAGCGAAAACCCGGACGGCGTGACACCTGCCAGCAACCTGGAAATACGGTTGGAGTATCCGGCATGACTGCACCCGTTGTGGCCGCGGTGGCTTCAGAGACGCAGAATAGCAGTACCACTACACGTGATGTGCCCGCGCCCCCTAATATTGCGGTTGGAAATTTGCTGGTTGCGATTATTTTTGGGCATAACAATTTCACAATTAACACGCGTCCGAGTGGTTGGGGAAATTGGATTCTACAAGATGAATCCACAGATGAAACCCTGTGCGTTGAATGGAAAGAAGCTGTTGCGGGCGATGTTGGAGCGACTTCGTTTCAGTGGACGACGACTGGATCGTCGTCAGGACCCGAAATAATGCTCAGAATTACAGGGCAGAAAGCCACCACGCCACTGGATGTAAAGAGTTCGGGCACGTCGCCAAATGGAACGAGTCATACCACACCGACCATTGCCACTACCGTAATTGACACCTTGATCTTGTCGTTTTTTGGACAGGATGAGACTTCAGCAGGAACGTGGAGCGGAGGCGGTGACACTGAACATGCAGATTTGGCAGATACCGGCTTTTTCCAAAACGGATCGGTATATTCATCTGCCCAGGCTTCGATTGGAAATGTTTCAAAGACTGCCACATCATCGCTAACCGACCCCGCGGTCGTGGGAATTATTGCAATCAAACCTGCGAGTGGTTTGAGCGCCACGGTGAATCAGGTCACCGAAACCAATTTGGCGCAAGCCTTGACGCGTGTCAAACGAAAGGCGCTTGGGCAGGTGACTGAAAGCGATCTGGCGCAGGCAATTACGCGCCGGAAAATCCTGGCGGTGTCACAGGTCCTGGAAAGCGACCTGGCGCAAAGCGTCATCACTCGAAAGCTGAAGGCGATTGGTCAAGTCAACGAGACGGATTTGGCGCAAGCCGTAACGAGGCCGCAGATATTTGCAAGTGTAAATCAGGTTATTGAGACCGACCTGGCGCAAGCCGTCACGAGTCGAAAGTTGAAGGCGGTTGCTCAAGTTATTGAGACCGACCTGGCGCAGGCGGTGGCGAGTCGAAAATTGAAGGCGGTTGCTCAGGTTATTGAGACCGACCTGGCGCAGGCGGTGGCGAGTCGAAAGTTGAAGGCGGTTGCTCAAGTTATTGAGACCGACCTGGCGCAGGCGGTGACGAGTCGAAAGTTGAAAGCGGTTGCTCAGGTTGTTGAGACCGACCTGGCGCAAGCCGTCACGCGTCGAAAATTGTAGGTCATTGGTCAGGTTGTTGAGACCGACCTGGCGCAAGCCGTCACACAGTTGTTGAATAATGTGATTCAGCAGGCATTTGAGAACGATTTGGCGCAAGCCCTGACGGGCCGCAAGCAGACGAGTCTGGGGCAGGCGTTGGAAAGCGACGCGGCGCAGGCTTTGTTCCGACAAAAAGTGCTGGTCGTGGGGCAGGTTGTTGAAACTGATAGCGCGCTCCTGGTTGCGGTTTTGTTGGGCGGTGTGTTGCGTTTGATTTCCGTCAATGCCCGGGTGTTCGATAGCGTGCAGGTGAGTAGTATGGCGCGAGATACCATCAGCGTGCAGGCAGTGAGTCGCACGGCAGTGCAGGTTACGGCGGAGGATGTGCCATGAGTCTGGATATTGTGCAATTGGGTGCGCAGGGCATCAAACTGGTCGTCAACGTCAAACAACCGGACGGCACCGCGCGTGACCTGACCGGGGCCGGTCAACTGAAGATCAAGATCAAGGCAGTCATTGGCGCGGTTGGCAAGTCGTTTGCCGCGGCGTTTGATGGGTCGCCTACCAATGGCGCCCTGACCTATACCCTGGCATCCGGCGATTTGGATGCGTTGGGCATCTGGCAGGCACAGGCATATTACGAGCTGGGCGCCTGGAAGGGTCACACCGAAGCGGTGGATCTGTTTGAAGTGAAAGGAAACCTGGCGTAATGTTTGATGTCCCTATTGGTGATCTGCGGACCTGGATCACATTCCAGGCACCGACACTCAGCGAGGATGGGGGCGGCGCACAGAAGGCAACGTTTGCGACGGTTGCCAGCAACCCCACGGTGCGGGCGCGCGTGGTGTACGACCACGGGAGCGAGGCGGTGGCAAATAACGCGGCGCAGGCCGTGCAGAGAGCCACGGTGACCGTGCGCTATCGCAGTGACGTGCTGGCAACGTGGCAGGTGTTGTTGCACAGCCAGCCCTGGAAGTTGATCAGCCCGCCGGAGAATGTGCAGGAACGCAATCACTGGCTGGTCTTCCGCATCGAGCGCTCGGTGGGGAGTGCGTGAGGATGCCTGAGAATTGGAGGTGCAGTGACAACCATTTATCAACGCGTGCGTGACGCCCTGGGCACCCTCAACCCGGTAGTGCCGTTTGCGCTGAAACCCTATCTGACGGCGAACGGTACGCCCCTGCCGGATACGTTCATTGACTTTCAGCTGATTGATAGCGCACCTGAGCAACACGCCGATAATGCCGAAACTGAACGGTCTTACCAGGTGCAGGTTTCGGTGTGGGATACCACCGGGCTGGCCGCCTTGCCGAATGTGGATGGCGTCATGAGCGCCGCCGGTTTCAAGAAGTCTGACCAACGCCAGTTGACCAAGGATCCCGGTACGGGTCATTATGGACTGGCGACCGATTATATCTATTTGGAAAATCAATAAGGAGATTGCATGGCACCTACTAACAAAAAATCATTCGTGGGGGTTGACCAGGTCTATTATGCCCTGGTCACGACCGACAATTCGTCTGCGTACGCGGCTGGAACGCCCGTGGCGCTGGCGCCGATCATGAACGTCTCGCAGTCGCCCAAGACGAATGCCAAGACGCAATATGCCGATAACCAACCCTTCGATGTCATGAACTCGGAAGGGGAAACGGAGTTGGAGTTGGAATTGACCGGTGTGAAGTTGGACGACCTGGCTGTCCTGCTGGGGCGGGTGTACAACACCGCCACCGGGCGTTTCTATGACAACGGTGGCACGCCGCCGGATGTAGCCCTGGGCTTTCGCGCCAAAATGCGGGGTGGTTTCTATCGTTATTTTTGGTTTCTGAAAGGGTCGTTCGGGGCGCCCTCCGAGGAACAAGCCAGCGAAACGGACACGCCCGATCCGAAATCCATCAAGTTGAAGTATACGGCCGTGCGTACCACCAAGACCTTTGCCCTGGATGGCTCGGTCACCGATTCAGTCAAACGTTTGATTGGGGATACCAGCGATACAACCTTCGACGCTTCGACCTGGTGGAATGCCGTCCAGACACCGACCACCGGTGCGGTTTCAGCGTTGACGTGTACGCCGTCGCCTGCGGATGGTGCCAGCGGTGTCGCGGTTGCCACGTCGCCGACCTTGACGTTCAACAACGCCCTGCGCACTGGGGTGACCGGGATTCAATTGGTCAATGCCTCCACCGGCGCCATCGTAGCATCGGCGATCACGATTGACGCGACGCTCAAGATCGTGACGATTGACCCGAACTCCAACATGAGCGGTACAACCAAACACATCATCACCATTTCCGGTGCCACCGATATTTACGGTCAAACGTTGGCGCTGACCGCCTACGATTTCACGACCGTCTAACCTTCTGATTCTGTTGCCCCAGCGTCATTGCGGCGTTGGGGCAACAAGAAAGTTGTGTATGCCTCCTGCCATTCTATTGACGTTATATGACCCTGCAACCGAAGCGGTTGAGCGAACCCTCTCGCGCAGTTTTGTGCCGTGGAAGATGTTGAAACAAGCCATCCGCCTCAATCAGAATCTGGGCGACAAACCGCCTGAGCAATATGCAGAAGCCGACGTGGATGAATTGACCCAGTTTATTATCAGCATCTTCGGCAATGGGCTGACCGTCGAAATACTCGATGAGCAGAGCGACGTGACAGAGATGATCAATGTCTTGCGGGCGATTGTCAGCCGGGCCCGCGGCATTATGGACCCTACCTTGCCGTCCAAGGCGCGCTAAGCGTCGAGGATGGCAGAGAGAGCGGTGAGACCGGCGACAAAGCCGACTGGACATTGAGCCTGGAATGCGCCCTGGTGGAGTTGACAGGCTGGTCGTTGCTGGACATTGACGCAACGGACATCGAAAGCCTGATCCCGTTCATGTTCGAGTATCCGAAGTGGAAGGCGCGCCAGGCGCGGCCGCTTGCCCAACGGCAGGAAATTTACGCCGACGATGCAAACTGGTTATGACGAGGCGCAACGATGAAATCAAATTTTGAAGTGACCGGGCTGGAAGCGTATTTGGAAGCCCTGCAAAAAGCCGGGAAAGACGTTGACCTGGTGGCGCGCGCGGCATTAGCGGAGGCGGGTACCCAGTTGCAGTCTGAGATGATCCGGCGCGTGCCGGTCAAAACCGGTATTCACACCCAGAACCTGAAAGACCATATCAAGATTTTTACACCTGCCGGGGAAGGTCATTACAACTACGTGGCGGTGGGGTTCATTCGGGATGCGCGTTACACCGACAAGGAGACCATGATCCAGGCAAATTCCGTCGAGTTTGGTACGCCGCACTCTGAAGCCCTGCCTTTTATTCGACCGGCGGTGCGGGCAAAAAAAGCCAGCCTCCTGAATTTGATGCGGGAGCGCTTGAAAGCGGCCGGGCTAGTGGATTGAGCGAGCGTTGACTTATGACTAACACCCTTGGCGCCAAACCCAAAATTGATACCTCCGAATTCCAGAGCGGTATTCGGCAGATGAACAGCGAACTGCGACGCCTGGAAAGCGGGTTCAAAGCCGCGGCCGCGACAATGGCAGACTGGACGCAGGATTCCACGCTGTTGGAACAGCGCATCAACATGCTGAACAGTTCGATTGATGTACAGAAGCAAAAGGTGGCGGCGACGCGGGCGGAGTGGGAGCGCGTCAAGCGCGAGAAAGGGGAGAATAGCCTGGCGGCGAACAAGCTGGAAACCGATCTCAATAAAGAGACTGAAACGCTCAACAAAATGGAACGCGAATTGGGCGAAACGGAAAACGCGCTGGATAAAATGCAAAGCGGCACCGAAGCGACATCCGATTCGGTGGATGACCTGGGAGATCAGACCGACGAGACCAGTGAAAAGCTGGTTTCGTTTCAGGATGTTCTGGCAGGGATGAAAGGTATTGCCGCCGGGGTTGTGACTGTGGTGGCAGGTTTGGCGGTGGCCGTCGCGGGGGCGGCAGTGGCAATCGGTGGATTAGTGTTCAACGCGGCGGAGGCGGCGGGCGAGTTGGTGGATATGTCTGCCAAGACCGGCATCAGCGTCGAGCGGTTGCAGGAATTGCAATACGTTGGCGACCAGGTCGGGACGAGTCTCGATACGATCACCGGCGCGCAAGCCCGGCTAATCCGCTCGATGGACGCGGCGGCGGAAGGCTCAAAAACGCAAGAAGAGGCGTTCGAGCGGTTGGGCGTTTCGGTTACTGATGTCAACGGTAACCTGCGCAACCAGGAAGATGTGTTTCTGGAGTTATTGGATGCTTTGGGTGCCATCGAAAACCCAGCCGAGCGCGACGCCCTGGCAATGGAATTATTCGGCAAGAGCGCCCAGGAGCTAAACCCGCTGATCAAAGCCGGGTCAAGCGAACTGGCGCAGTTGGCGCAACAAGCCCATGACGTGGGGGCTGTCATGGACGAAGACGCCGTGGCCGGACTGGAAGGTTTCGGTGACACGATGGCTAGTTTGCAGGCGGGACTCAAGGGGACGCTGGGCACCCTGGCGGCGGAGTTTCTACCGGCGTTTCAAGAAGTGGCCAGCGCGTTACAGGATTTATTCAAGTCGGATGAGTTCAAGGCGCGCCTGACCGAGATCGGCGCGGTGATTCGGGACGTGGTGAGTGTGGCGGTGGAGGTGATCGGGAAGCTGGTCAGCGGCGATTTTGAAGGCGCGCTGGCGTCCATATTTGGCTCGCAGAATGCGGCGGGCATGGTGGCGTTTTTCGAGACCATCCGCAAATTTATTTTTGAGACGTTGATCCCCTTCGTGACGACGCACGCCCAGGAAATCAAAGCGGCCTTGATCGGGATCGGGGCGGCGTTGGCGGCGGCTGGGATCGTGGGTGCCATTGCTGGAATTATCGCGGCGCTCAACCCGGTGACGCTGATTATCGGCGCCATCGTCGCGGTAGTGGGCTTGCTCTCGGCGGCCTGGGCGGGTAACTGGGGCGGAATCCGCGACACCCTGACGAACATCTGGGAGAATTATTTACGACCGGCGCTGGAAACGCTTTGGAACTTTTTGTCGGTGGCGATCCCGGCGGCGATTGAGATCGTGACTGCATACTGGACTGGCACGTTATTGCCCGCGTTGCAAACCATCTGGGCGTTTCTCAGCAATTATGTCTTTCCGCTGTTTCAAGCCATTGCCACGTTTTTGGACGCCGTTTTTGGTCTGATCCTGCGGACATTGGCGGCCATCTGGGAAAACAATTTGCTCCCGGCGTTGCGAAGCGTCTGGGCGATGTTGAGCGACAACGTCCTGCCGATCTTTCGGGCGGTCAATGATTTCATTGATAAGAACATCCGGCCGATCTTCGAGTGGCTGGCAAATTTCGTGAACAAAAATCTCACCCCGGCATTCCAGGGCATCGCCGATGTCATCAGCGGAGTGATTGATTACCTGCTGTTGATGGCGGACACGTTGAACAACCTGGAAGTTCCGGATGTATTTATGCCGGGTTCGCCGACGCCGTTCGAGGTGGGCTTGGTGGGGATCACGCGCGCCCTGCGGGAACTCAATCAACAACTGCCGGTGCTGGCGCAGGGTTTGACCATGCAACCGACCGGCGCACCGCTGGGGTACGGGACGGTGGATCAGTCGCAAAATAGTTCGGTGCAGGTTTTTGGAAATGTCATTTTACGCGGGGAGACCCCGGCGGGAAGCCTGGGCGCCGCGCTGAAAGGGCGCTCGTATTAGGCGCGTTGCTATGGAAACAATCCGATTATGTTGAGAATTGCCCAAACCTTCGGCGGCAACGCCATCAATGACGGCACAAACTATCGGGCCGTCGTCCTCAACCCGAACAGTTTACCGGCGGCGCAACCGGTGTTTTTGGCGCAACCCAATGCCGATGCGGAGGATGCCGGGCTGTATACGGTGGAGGCGCATACCGTGGTGCTTTCGATTCGCATCCAAAATTATGCCAACCGGCAGAGCTTGATCGCCCAGTTGAAACGCTGGTTCAAGCGCGGGACGTATGGGGACCTGGTCGTCACCTACAGTGACGAGGCGTTGAATTACTATAAACCCTGCCGGGCTATCAATCTGGTGCAGGACCCTGAAGCGCCGATGTATTTCATCGCCACCCTGAACACCGGTTGGACGGCGTGGCGGGCTGTGACCGCCGATACGTATGTCTGGAATTTGACAGGCACCGGTGGGAACTATACCTTGAACCTGGCGGGGGATGACGAAACCCCGCTTTCTGTCACCCTGAGTATGTCTGCCCCGCCGGGAGGCTATGCCTACCAGAAGCCGTATGCCCTGCTCAATGCACCGCAGACGGTCAAGGCGCTGGGGTACGGGCCGTGGTGCATCACGCTGGACACGGCGGCGTTGATTGCTGATAACGGCAACAAATGCCAGATCAACCAGGTGGGAGGGATCACCGCGGGGGCAACCACCATCCCATATGATACGGTGACAGGCGCCATACCCAGCGCCGGGATGGGCTATGTTGGGACGGAGCAGATCCGCTGGACAGGCAAGACCGGCACCACGTCTGGAAACCTGACCGGGGTGGTGCGCGGCATTGGCGGCACGAGTGCGGCCAGCCAGGCGGACAATGCGGAAATCAAATTGAGTTATGTGTTGGCGAACGGCGACGATTTGCGGGTGTTTTTGGATGGCAAGGAAGCAAATCGCTGGATTGCCAGCATGAACAACGCCAACACCAAGGTGTGGTTCAATGTGACGATCAATGCCGGATTTCAACTGCTTTTGCGGACCGCCATTGCCAGCGGGGGAAGCATCAGTTACATTGAGTTCGCGCAAACGCCGGACAGCCTGAGCGCCTTGCAGTCCATGCCTGACGAGGGCATCCTGGTGCATGGTACGGAATGGATCAAATACCGCGGCAAGGATTTGAAGAATTATCGCCTGGCGGTCACCGCGCGCGGAGTGTTGGGAAGCACGCTCCAGGCACATGCCAGCAATGATGTATTTATCTATATGGAGCACGTGGTTGTGGTGTGCTATGGGAATGCCGTGGCGGTGAACCCTGCCAGCAGTGATGCGCGCTATGACGACCGTAAGCCCTTATTCCGGCTGGACAGCTCGAGCAACAGTTCCTGGGTTTATGATGCGACCAGCAATTTTTACGATCTTTTGATGACCGGCCGGACTGGCGGTTTCACACCGCAACTCTTGGCAGGTACGGGTGGCAAGAACACCGTGAATTACCTGTACAAGCAGTTGGCGGCAATTGGCGATCCGGCAATGGGCATGGCAATGGAGAGTTACATCAAGGGCATCGGATATGTTTCGGAGAAAGCGACGCTGGCCTGGATGCTATATCGGGCGTGTGGCATCAACACGACCACGACCACGGGGCAGAAATATCGCAGTGGCACTTCGTTTCCGGCTACAGCGGCGTTGCAAATTGCGGCAGATGGGGCGGCCTATTCCAACATTTGGAACGAATCCAGCCCAGGGAGTGCGAGTGTCTGGACGGCGCTTGGCACCCACAGCGCCGACGCAATGAGCAGTGTGCGATGGATGCGATTCCTATTTGATGGCTCGGTTGCGGCAGGGGCGGCGGAGAAGGCGCGTTTTGAAATCCTCACGTTGACGGTGAATTTCGTGAGTGCCAACCTGCCGACCGGCACGCTCAGCGCGCAACAAATCAACAACCACCTGAACTTGACTTTGAGCCACGGCGGGAATGGCGATGCCATCGGGTTGACCATGCCGATGTTGACAAACCTGGCGCTGGTGTTGGACGGTGAGGCGCATACTGTGCGTTACGATGGCGTCAATGCCCACGCCGCCTTGACGTTGAACGATGAGAGCCGCGGCACGTGGCTGCGTTTGCAGAAGGGCGACAACGCCCTGACTGCGGCGGCGGCCGATGTAGGAACGTTACAGGCGAATTTGAGTTGGTATCGGAGGCGGTTATGAGTCGGGCGCTCTTTTTTGGACGTAATCATGTCAGCGAGGGGGAAGCCAGCCTGATGATTGACCGGGGCTGGATGCTGGCAGGCAACCCGTCAGTGAACGGTGGCGGTTCCACGACCTTGACCTTGACCGACGCGCAGGCGCTCCAACCCTGGATGCAATTTGGGCGCATGGTGTTGGTGAACCACCCGCGCTTGCCCAATTGGGCCGGGATGCTGGATACGCCGTGGAGTATTGCGTCGCCGGTGCAGGTCACAGCCTATAACATGGAGTATCTGCTGAGTCTGCGGATGCCCGATACAACGATGACGCTCTCCGGCTCAGTGGGTCAAATTGCGGCGAGGATCATCGAGTTGTGTAATGCCGGAGACGATCTGTTTTTGCGCATCGGGGATGTGTCCCGCGCCGACCCAACGACGCGGCAGGCAACGCTTGATGATCGAAATTACTGGGAGCAGTTCAAGTCGTTGTTGGAACGGTCGGGAGCGGAAATGCAGGTGCGCCCGGAAAAAGACGCTGATGGGCGGCTGGTGATTTATTTGGATATTGCTCAACGCCTGGGATTGGAGACAAATTATCTGTACTACACGCGCGACGAGAACGGCAGGACGGGCAATGCCATTTTACAGGGCGGGACGTATGAGGGGAAGATCGTAAACCAGGTGGTCGGGATGAACGATCAGAGCGACCCGGTCAGCCGGTTGTACTCACCGGTCTATTTGGATGAAGCGTCAGCGCGGGCTTATCGCCTGCGCTCGGAGAAGGTGCAGTTCCGGGGCGTCGTGGAGCAAAGCACGCTCAATTTGTACAGCCAGAATTATTTGAGTTATGCCAGGTCGCCGAAGCTGTCTTTTGTTCTGCATATCCTGGACAAAGGCGAGGCGTTTCAAAACGCACGGCTTGGGAATACAGCCTATGTGCATTTACCGGATGCAATCCTGCCGGGCGGGACGCAGGGCTGGCGTGGATTGGCGCGCATTCTGGCGATGGCGTATAGCGAGAGCTCGAATCTACTGACAGTCAAAATGGAGACGCTATGAGTTTTTTTGAGGATTTTTTGCAACGGCAGGCCAGCCCGCAGTCGTTGGGCGCACAACTTTTGAACCAGCAAGCCATTTTGCAACAGGTGGGCGGCGCGTTTGTGCGCGTGCAGAGCCTGGCGGATGTGGCGCAGGAGATCGGCGAGTTGCAGTATCGCGCGGTGGACGCAAGCGGAAAACTGCGGATGATCATGAGTGCGATTGACCTATTCGAGACGTATGGCATCCATGCGCACCTGGCAGGGTTTGACTTGAATGGTACGCCGCAGTTTTATGTCAGCGCGGATGATGGAAAATTGCTGGCAGGCGGCGGTGCGGTGTTGCTCGATGCGAACGGGATCACAATGCCGGACGCCGGTGACGCAATTACATTTTTTGATTCTCAAAACAATCAATATGGGGTTATCTCACTGACTCCTGAAACGGGCATCACGCAAAAGACGTTGAAGTTACAAACCTTTATCCTGGATTCTGTCAGCAGTCTGATTTCCAATGGGAATTTCGAGACCGGGGATTTTACCGGTTGGACAGAGACCGATCCAGGTGGTCATATCTCGATTTCCGGCAATGGTGAAGGTTATCAAGGTGGGTATGCCGCAAAATTCACGAATGCCACCACGTCAGACTATCTCTCCCAAACGTTTCCAGTAGCGACCAGCGGCGTGGTCGTGAAAATAAAAATCAAATGTTCGGGGTTGTCAAATCTGATCGCGGTCGGGGCGGTAACATTGATACTGGATGAGATACCAGCCACAGGGGGGAAATGGGTAACGTTTTATTTACCCTTGCCGGGTTCGACCACTAGCGTCTCTTTGAAGTTGACCTCCACCAGCAGTGTTTCGTATATGGACGACGTGGAGGTGTTGCCCCTGGAGACTGCCTTTCCTGAATTGCTCTCGTCGCTTGCGATCGGTGGGGGAACAATTCAAATCAAAGCCAATGTCATGCAGGTGGAGGCGATCAATGGGGACAATTTGATTTATGCTTCAAAGTCTTTGATCCATCTCAACGGAGACAACGCCAATACCGATGTCGCCGTGCATGGCGATACCGATGCCAACCTGCTTTATACGGATGCCAGCACAGACAGGGTAGGCATCGGCACAAACGCCCCCAGTCGTAAATTGGATGTCAATGGCACAGCCAAAGTAGCCTCTCTGGTGTGGAATGGCTGGCAGGAGATGCTGGAGACCTGGACTTTTGCCAGTGCAGACGATCCGGTCTACCAAATCTACGTCAGTGGCAATATCACGTCCAACCCGGATTACCAGCTGGGAAATAAGGTCAAATGCACCAACAACAGCACAACATTTTACGGCATCATCGTCAAGATCGGCAGTTACGACGCAGGCAATAATCGCACGCCGGTGGATATTTATGGCGGCACCGACTATGACCTGGCGAACTCGGCGATCACGGCGCCGTATCTTTCCAAGGTCAAGGCACCAGACGGTTTCCCGCCGAACCCGGACAAATGGAGCGTGGTAACCAGCAATACCACGACCTACACAAAAACCAGCCCGGCGCAAAACACCTGGTATAACAGTATGGACTCAGGAAGCTTGCCTACAATCGTCCTGCCTATCGGAGTTTGGCGAGTCGCCTATCGTGGAAATCTGCGAGCCGCCACAACTGTGGATGACTTCGCGAACGCGAACATCAGTTTATCCACGGCAAACAACTCTGAATCGGATGCGGAGTTTACAGCCATAAACTCGATCAACGCAGGCAAGGACAGTGGCGGCAATTTGATTATCAATAAATTTGTGAGCATGTTCCCGAAAATTTTGGCACTCACAGCCAAGACCACCTATTATCTGGTCATCCGCACCACGGCGCCGACGGCGGGATCGTTGCAGGTACAAGGCGCAAGCGCGGCGACGGTGATCAAAGCAGTATGTGCGTATCTGTAGCGGTGTGAGGGAGGTTGTGGATGGTCATTGCCAAGGGGCTTTTTAGAAAAACCCGCTGTAAGGCGGGTTTTTTGTTTTAGCGGAATTGCAGTTCGAGGGTTTCGCCGATGGTGATGGAGGTGAGGAGCAGGTGGAGGGTGTGGTTGGTTTCGGCGGGGGGGTTGTGGAGGAGCCATTCGGAGAGGGAGGTCTGACGTTTTAGTTCGGTCATATGACGCAGGATTTGTTGACGCTGGGTTGCCAGCGTTTTTTGTTTTTCGGCTTCGGCTTGGGCTTGTTCGATTTGGGCGAGGAGGGCGGCGCGGCGGCGGGTGTAGGTGGGGAGGTCGAATTGCCCGGCAAGGTAGGCGTCTTCGAGGCGGGTGAGTTGATTTTGCAAGGCTGAAGGTTGAAGGCTGAGGGCTGAAGGAGCAGATGGCAGGGGCAGGGTTTCAGGTTGCGGGTGCGAGTTGCCAGGCTGGAGGGCGGTTTCGAGGGCGGCGGCGATTTTTTGGAGGAGGATGGAGTGGGGGAGGGTGTTGTGGCAAGGAGCGTTCAGCGTTTGGCGGTCAGCGGTCAGCCGTTGGTGTCTGGAGGAACAGCGCCAGATGAGGCGATATTGGCGGGGGCCGTTTTCCTGCCGCCACATGGAGGCGCCGCAAAGCCCACATTTGACGAGCCCGGTGAATTGGTTGTTTGAGCGCCCGCGGTAGGATTTGGCGCGGCGTTTGAATTCGAGCAGGATGGCTTGGTGGGTGGGGGCATCCCAGAGGGGGATGTGTTTGCCGGTGTTGGCGCTGACACGGCTGGGGGGGATGCGGCGGTCACGTTTGCGGGCGCCCGTTTGCGGGTCCAGGATGACGCGGGATTTGCCAAATTGGACGATGCCTGCGTAGAATGGGTTTTTGAGGATGTCCCGAATGGTCTGGAGATACCACTGTTTGCCCCTAGGCGGGGCTAGGAGCGATTTTTCCAGAACATCCCGGAGTTGGGTGGTGGAGTAGCCGGAAAGGTGCAAATCTTTGATTTTGATAATATGCGGGGCGAGGAGGGGATCGGGTTCGGGGATGGCTTTGGGGTCGTGTGCGTGCCCGGCGGGTTTGCGGTAGCCGTAGGGGAGGTGGGCGGCGGGCAGTCCGAGGTCGGTGATGCGTTTGGGCATGTTTTCGAACCATTTGCGGCGGGTGCGGGAGATTTCGAGGCGGGAGGTGCTTTGGGACATGCCGATCATCATGGCGACGGTATCGGCTTTGTAGAGGGAGTATTC